GCCAAATATTACAAGGACGACATCCGTCGCCCTGGAACCAAGGCGCGAGCCTTAGTGGGGTGCTCTTTTGAGCGTAGTTTTGAAACCAGGGACCGAGAATACGTGGGTAGCGTGTCCTTCGGAAAGAGCTTGTCTGATTTCATTAGCGAGAATATCATAAGCTTCTTCTCCATGGTAAGAAATCTCTAATAATGCATTGTCAATAGTTGATTGTTGAGCAAGAATTGTCTTTGCACTACGAGACTTCGACCACATGAGAGAGTTACGTATAATTTTCTGAGGTAATATGAGTTTTGGATTCATGTCTTTGGACCAGTGTCTTTGCAAGAAAACGAATTCATCGATAGTGTAGTGATCGGGAATTTCATCATCTTTGATAGCAGATTGGGCAGTTAGTCCGAAACGTTGGTATTGGAGCACCATTTTGGGCATAGTTATGTGCTCATACTTTTCGGGTATGGTAATTGAATTATCATCACCGAAGTAAAGCTCACAAAATTCATGAAAATCTAGTAATTGCAACTTTTGATTGATTGATTGTTGGTGTTCGTCGTGGATCATTTGCATGCCAGTCCGAGTAGCACCCATATCATACGTAGAGTTGTAATGGCTTGTAGCGGGGGTTCCGGACGGCAGTCCTTGTTCCTCCTGATATATCGTGGTATTGGAAATACACCAAGGTTGATAAGTATTTCGGATGAGGTTTAACCTAACTTTGTCATTAAGAGGGTCGTGATGCTTGTAAAAAGCAAACCATCTATTATAACAATTAGTGATAATAAAGGCAAAAACCGGGAGCTGTGAAGCATCAAACGAAACAAAATCGAATTGGAGAATTTTCTTTCCAACTGCCATGATGCGCTTGTAAATACTTGAGGAATGATAGCCGACAGGAGCTAAGCCAATTTGAATGGCTGCTTCATCATCGTTCGTTCGACGTGCGTGGTCCATAGCTAGGAAGAGAGCACCAAAGTACATACGGAAAACTATTAAATAGTGGAGAGGAGCAATTCTGAATAAACGTAATTTGCCCTTAGCAATTTTCTGTATGGGTAGTGTCTCAGCTTTGAAACAATCAGCGAAAATGAACGGTGGGTCCTGTGCTTGTATCTTCGGATCCCAAGATTCCATATCTTCGATAAGTTTTGAAATGCAACGTGCAAAATCGGGAGTGGGCATATAAGTGCCGGCTTCTCCAGTAAAGAGTAGTTGTTTTCCAAACTTGGCGTAGGATGGATCTTTGGTAAACGGGTAACCTGCAGAGGTCGACATGTCAATTCCTGGTAGTATGCCTGGTATTCCGTTGATGGCTTCATCTAATGTAAGAATTTTGCGACCAACTCTAGGATGCGGAGCAATATTAGCAACATACTCCCAAACATTATCTTCAAAAGGTTTTTCAACCAGAGGATCATGTGTTGAGCGTTTGTGCTTAGTATAAGCTTGATTGATATTTTCAATGATGATTTGTGAAGGTAGTTCTTCTATTGTATCGAAAGGAACGTTCTCACCAATGATAGATAACACCATAGGGTTGGGTACTTTAATTGAATGGGCCATTGAAGGGTCAACTGTACGCTGTTGTAGAATCGTTGTGGGTAAGATTACTGTGGGGGACTGTTGGACGTCAGTGGGTGGATCATTTTGAACTGCGTCGAGTATACCACTCAAGTAGAATAAATCTTCTTGAGTGACACTCGCAATTATAGATGAACCAATTCCACCTGCGACGTGCATTCCAATGATGTTACGACATCCTAAATGGATGTCATCTGAGATATACGGTAAACCGCAATCTCCTGGAAGGCCTGTCATAGGTATTTGATATCCAACTGTTCGAGAGTACATTCCTGCATAAGATCTATGCTGGTGGTTGTATTCGGCAACTTTGGCCTGACTTGTATCAGGTGGAGAGTGTCGAGTATCAACTCGAGAAATGTGGTTCAAGAACTGACAAGTATCCTTATCTGTAAAGAATCTATTGATGATTGTGGGGCGGACTTGGAATGTAGGACTAGCGAATTCAGAAAAATCGGCTAATATAACATCATTGTCTGGTAAATATGCAAAGGTTATGGCTTGCGGATTAATTGTAAAACTTTCCGAGCCTGCGGCGCATACGGATACTACTGTATCGGGATCACGAAGGAATTCTTCGAATCCGTGACGAGTAAACATAGCGTAAAAACCTTTAACAAAGAAACCATGACTATAAGTTGTAGTAGAAGTCAATTTAACATATGCTTTTTTGAAAATATTGGTAATAGAAGCAGAGTTTTGTTGTTTGAATTTTGGGTTCTTGACTCCAAGTCTGACGTGTTGGGGGGCTTGGGCGGGCTTAACTGCGCGACCATCTTTCATTCTGGTACTTTGTTCGACAATATCAGGGGTTTTATACCTGTTGTAGATCGTAATACCAACGAAGACGATAGCGAAGGTAGCTAATGAGATGCGGATAATGTTTACCGCAACATAGTTGACTAGGGCAAACTTAGCAGAAACGAACATTTTACGTGTACGGTCGTAAGGTGCCATAATGAAATTGTAAAGACCAGTTTTAGCTCTTTCATAGTATGAAGCGAGTTTATTCCTGATCGATTGGAACATTGAGTCAATTTTGTTGCAGTGAGTTTCAATATCAGCATCGGAGGCGACTGAGATCATTTGAGATACATCGATGGAAGTCTCGACGGGCATGAGAGATGAATAGTAGAAACATTGAGCCCATTCTTCTTTTGGAAACATTTTATATAGCATAATATACATACCATGTGAGTGTGGAGTGCGATAATGCGTGTAGTTTCCAGGTGGAAGAGATGGGGAAAGTTCTGAATCGTAAATTGAGGGTAAGTCAACTTGAGCGATCAACGTATTTATATCTAACATGGCTTCGTCGGTGCTTTCTTCGAACCATATTCGTATGATCGGTAAAAAATGTTCGCGTAGTCCAGAGAAATGGAAAAGTCTTCTGAAACTACCGAATATATTTAACCTCTGAGTCGCTGTAATCTCGTGACCGGGATCGTGGAAACGTCTTGCAATTGTTTCACATATACTTGGAATACGTATATCGTGTCGGAAAACTTCGGGATCGAAATTTCCCGAATAAATAAGAGCAATAATTTCGTCAATATCGGTCGGGGGTTCGGTAGGTCCTTGTTGTGAAAGACCATTGTTTGATGAGCTAGAACTAGGACTGGGATCGGTAGGGATTCCTGTCGGTACTCCTGGAGGGAGCATTGTCATGTCTACATCAAATAATGATTCTTCTTCAGCAAGGTTAACGAGGAATTGTTCAGCAAGGCTGGCAATCTCTGGTTTGACTAAATCGCTTGAAAGACGTTCTTCAAGTAAAGCAGCATTTTGAATGCGTATTTTATCTTGTTGAATTTCTTGTTCTCGAGCGAAATTGTCAGGGACATAATTTTCGTAGGCTCGACCAACGAGGTCGGAGATAGGGCTTTCGAAAATTTCTGAGAGAATGTCTTTGTTAACGTTTGCGTAATTGTCTTTTGCAATTTTGTCATTTCGCAACACACAACTTGTAACTTCGGCTAAGACCTGTTGAATAGTCTTGTCGACAGTGTTGTATGTTGAGGGTTGGTACTGATGAACTTTGAAGATGAATCTTCTGTAGTCTATCGTACCATTTGGCATAAGTGGCAATTGAGTCATGGGGCAAACAGTAACGCCGTCGGAGGTGGGAACAACTTCGGCGGCAACAGTCAATCTTCGGAACAAACGAGAAGCGGCTGTATGATTGTGGTAACCTAAACGGGTGGTGGCTACCTGTGGGGGACTTAAGTTAGTAGTAATGAAAATCACTTTTGAGGTGAAATAAGTTGTGGCTTTTTCATTTATAGCTGCCATATTGAGTGGGTATGGGGCGGTGTTGGCAGCATTAATGAATTCTTCATTTTGAGTACTAACTATAGTGGAATCTGTGTTGGCGTAGAAGTCATCGAACACTGCAAAATCTTGGTTGGCATAGCCAGACCAAAATTTGTCAGATGAATTTCGATAATAAACAAGGGGGGACTTAAATAACAACGGATTCTTGGCGCATAAATATGATGCTATATGTGAAACTAATTGTGTCTTTCCAATTCCTCCTGCAGCTGTATATAAATATACAACAATGGGCATGGGGCGGGACCGGGTGGACGCAATCATTTGTTCAGCTTTTAGCAAATAATGATGCAATGATTGGGTGATGCTCGTTAGGGTGTGGGAAAACCGAGTCTGGTCGGTAACGGGAAGGGAAGATAACTTAGCCCTAAGAGCAATGCAAGAATGGTATGATGTCGTAATGGCATCCGCTTGTGGCAATGTAAGAGAATTCTGATCTTTTGGTAAGGAAGACAAAAAATCAGCAGTCTTGTCACAAAATAGGATGATATTATTGGTCAAATCCATACTTGCTGTTGAAAAAATGGGAGTGTCGAATAAATACATACACATACGGTTAAGCATGAGTACAATATTTGACTTGAATCGTTCGAATACTTTACCGATCACGGTGA